GCAAATGCTTTTGATTAAGGACGATGCGCTTAAAAAAATGATGCCTTCTTTTGTAAGTAAGCCGATTTTTGTAGATCATCAGGATGTTACAGTGGTTGACACTGAAAAATCAGCCGATGGATATATCACAGACAGCTTTTATAACGAACTTGATGGTTGCTACTGGGTGAAATTACTTGCGGTTTCAGACAAAATTAAAAATGCTATTCAGTCTGGCTGGTCTGTTTCAAATGCTTATGACGTTTTGAAACAAGCTCCAGGAGGCACATATAATAAAGTAGAATATCATAGAGAAGTCTTAGAGGCTGCATATAACCACTTGGCTATAGTGCCAAACCCTCGATATGAATGGGCTAAAATATATAGCCCAGAAGACTTTAAAAAGTACCAAGAAGAAAAAAGAACTCAATTAGAACAGTTACAAAATAGTAAAGATAGTAATAGTAAGCGAAATGGAGGCTTAAAAATGTCAATGTTAGAAAAACTTTTCAAAAAAGTACCGGTACAAAATGCAGATGATCTTGATTTAGAAAACACTTTTGTTGTTACTAAAGACGGAGAGAAAACTCTTGCCGAAGTTCTTAATGCTGTTGAAGAAGACGAGAAGCAAAAAGAAGAAAACAAAAAGAATATAGCTAACGGCAAAATGAAAATCAATACCAAAAATGGTGAAAAATCAGTCGATGACCTTGTCAAACACTATGAAGAAAATTGTAGTAAAAAAAATGAAGAAGACGAGGAAGACGAAGAAGAAAAAGACGAAGATTTAGAGAAAAAAGCCGAAGAAAAGAACTCTAAAAAGAAAAAAAATGAAGAGGACGAAGAGAAAAAAGCCGAAGACAAAGAAGAAAATAAAAAGAAAAATTCTAAAGACGAAGAAGAATCTAAAAAATACTTTGAACGTCTAAAGAATGCCTCTGAGCAAGATAGTGTTATCAAAACTTCGCCTAAAACTTATGATTCTTCTATCGCTCAAAGACAACGTGGTAATTCAAGATACGGTTCATCTAAATAGTAGTTATTTTATAAATAAAAAGGAGATAAAAACATGAGTCTTTCAATGAACCAATTTAATTTAATTCCAATTAAGGGACAATTAGATCAAAATATTAATCCTAATGTGTTCTCTTGTAGAGTTGGACAAAGTCAAGCTACTTCATTAGTACCAGGGCAAGCAGTCACTTATGCAAATACAACAAGCAAAATACCTGAAGTTCTTGCGGCTACAGCTACCGATCCTATATTTGGATTTGTACCTTATAGCATAAAGAAAAATACATTTGCAGCCGGTGAAGCTATAGATGTAGTTATTGACGGCGGCGTAATGTATATGGAAGCAGATGCTGCAATCGCTCAAGGTGCTGAAGTTGAAATCATAGCATCAGGACAAACAGTTACAACTGCTTTAGGCACAAACACTAAAGTCGGGATTGCTTTTGACAAAGCTGCTGCTGATGATATTTTCAGAGTATTAATAAAAACACCTCAATTAACAGCATTATCAACATAGTTTAAACATAGTTTTAATAAGATAAACCCCTGATTTAATCAGGGGTTTTGTTGTAAATCAAATAATTAAAAGGAGAAATAAACAATGTCATTACAACTATTAAATACTGCTCTCATCTATCCTGATGGGACGATCAGAAATGCCGTCGGAAAAACTATTTGTGAAGGCAGAAATGATAAAGAAACACTTTTCAATGAACAAATTATTTTAAATTCAATGCAAGAAAGAATTTTAAATACTACTGGAATGGAAGTTGATATTACAACATTAACTGAAATTAAAAGAAGTGTAGTAAAACAAAAATTCTATGAAATTGCTATTGCCGATTATGTTCCTGTAGTAGTTGGAGAAGGTGCATTCGCATCAAACTTATTACTCTATAGAGAATTCTCAACCGGTGAAGATTTTGAATCAGGAAATATCAACATGGCTGCTAATAATGCAAGATTAGCTGAAACTGATGTTGCAGTTGATTCTCTTGATATTAAAATCATAAATTGGGCTAAAGTATTGGGTTATACAATATTTGAACTTGAACAAGCCTCAAGAGCTGGTAACTGGTCATTAATTGAAGCAAAAGAAAGATCAAGATACAAAAACTGGGTATTAGGATTACAAAAAATAGCATTTACAGGTTCTGCTATTAATCCTGATGTTCTTGGATTATTGACTCAAACTGGAGTTACTTCTAATCTTACATTGATTACAGAGCCTATTTCCGATATGGACACAACTGCTTTCGCTGCATTTGTAGCAGGAGCTTTAAGTGCTTATCAATCAAATTGTAATTTTACAGCTTATCCTTCAAAATTCATTATTCCTGCAACAGATTATAATGGATTAGCAGCTCCAGTGTCTGAGGCATTCCCAATCAATTCAAAATTAGAATTTTTGGAAAATGCTTTCAAAACAATAACAAATAATCCTAATTTCAAAATATTGCCTCTTGCTTATGCTCAGCAAGATAAAAACGATAATACCAACCGTTATACCTTGACTACAGACGATCAAGATTCAATACAAATGAATATACCAGTGGATTATACAACTACAATCCAAGATACAACAAATGGTTTCCAATGGCAGTCAGCCGCTTATGGTCAATATTCAGGTGTTCTATTAGGTAGACCTTTAGAAACACTTTATTTTGATTATGATACACTTACAACATAGTTAATGAAGATATATAAGGGGGATTAATCCCCCTTATATATTCTGTAAATAGTAAAAAATTAGGAGAAATTTATGAAATTATTCAACAAAGGCAAAAGAAAAATCCAATTTACAAAAGAAATTGTAAATGGAAGAGTTATCGGAGAATTTTTAGAACCAGGAAAAGTTAAAGATGTACCTGAAAATGAAGCTTTAAAGATTCTTAGAATTTTCAAGGGTGAAGTAGAAAATGCAGGGGCAAGCCCTGAGGAAGTTTTGGCTAAAGATAATAAAACTTCTGAACTGCAAGCAAAATTAGATGAAGCTTTATCAAAAATTACTGATCTTGAAAATAAAGGCGTAGATTCTAGTGAAATTGAAGCTCTAAAAGCAAAAATAACTGAATTAGAATCAAGTGATAGCACTAGTTCCAAAAAAGAAACTACCAATTTAAAAAGAGAAAATACAAACTTAAAAAAACAAGTTGAATCTCTTAAAATTCAAGTCTCTGAGTTAGAAGAAAAATTAACTTCACCACAATAAGGAAATTGAACAATGGCAATAACTGATCCGATATTAAGCGTTTTAACGCCAGATGATTTTAAAGATTATTTTGAATCTGATTTTGACTATGCAATTATCAGCGACATTAAAATAACCAGAGCATTTTTAGAGGCTAATAGTCTTATTAATACTAGCTTATTTAGTGATAATGATAGTTTAACTATAGCATTCTACTATTTATCGGCTCATTGTATTGTTTCAAAGTACAAAGCTTCAAATGCGGGGTTGAATTCTGTAGGGAGTAATATCATTAACTCTAAAAGTGTTGATAATGTTTCTGCCAGTTATTCAATCCCTGAAGCTTATTTACAAAGACCTGTTTTTAATTCTTATGCAAAAACTGATTATGGACTTAGATATTTAGAAATGGTAATACCAAGACTTGTAGGAAATGTAGGAAGTGTATTAGGGACGACCCAACCATGATGTTTTTTGATAATAAACAAATTAATAACCTTAAAGAAGAGATTAAATTTAAAGATCAGGAAATTCAAAGAGCTAATAATGAAACTATTAAATCACATATAGAATTTGTTAAGCTCGTATTAGCCTTAAAAGAACTTTACGATGATGATTTTATTAATAAAATCATCAAAAGAGCTTATCAAATAGACCCTGAACCTTATTTAAAACCTTATCAGAAAAATAATTGTCAGATAAATTTGAGGTTCTACCTTTGAGTGAATATTTTGCTGGAGTTAAAAAGGTTATTGATAATAGCGTAAAAATATTTAATGCTTTAGATTTTCTTGAAAAAACTGATTTGTTGGTGGGAATCCCTGAAAATAAAACAGAAAGAAAATCAGGAGAGCCTACTAACGCTCAACTTGCTTATATCCACGAGAATGGTTCTCCTCTTAAAAAAATACCAGCTAGACCATTTTTAAGACCTTCGATTGAAGCTAATAAAGATGAGATTGCGGAAAGTTATTCAAGAACTATCCCTGCGGCTTTGGATGGTAATAAAAATGAAGTTGAAAAGATATTAAATCAAACTGGAGCTTTAGCCTCTGGAATGGCTTCAGATTGGTTTACTGATTCTCGTAATAATTGGTCTCCTCTCGCCCCTTCAACTATATTAGCTAGAGCAAGAAAGAAATATAGAATTTCAAGATATAAAACTAAAAAAACTAAAGACAAATACAGAAGTTTATTGGCTGCATATATTGCTAATGGTGAGTTTAGACCATTAATTGACTCAAGCCAGTTGAGACGTAGTATTAGTTGGGTTATAAGGAATAAATAAATGAAACTTGAATTTAACAGTATAGACGAAGTTTTAAACTTCGTCGCTTGTCTTGACCCTGATTTATTAAAAGATGATAAAAAACCAAATCCTCCAAATAATCCTCCTGAAAGTAAACAACCTGAAGAAACTTTTTTTAATATTAATTTACCAAAAAAGGATTAAATAATGCCTTTAATTAATGTAGCAGATATTATTAACGATCCTGATTTAGCTCAAAAGTATATTGTATATAGAAATACTGGCACATGGGATGCAGGAAGATTTGAGACAAGTGAAAAAACTCTTCATTTTTTAGGCGTTATTACTGTTCCAAGTTCTAAAGAAATACTTCAACTTCCTGAAGGTGACAGAGTAATAGGCATAATGTGCTTCTTCTCTAATAAGGAAATTTTCACAACAAGACAAAATACTAGTACCGCAGGTACATCAGATCAAATACTATGGAAAACTAATAGATATAGAATTATACAAGTATCTCCTCTCTCTGATTATGGGTATTATAAGGCTTTTGGCGTTAGGATTTTAGGTAATTAAAATGGCTAATATAATAAACACAATAACAGAGCTTGAGAATATTTTTCAGGATATTACTACACAAATTCTAGGCTTTGATCCTGATTTGCCTACTAACCAAGATAAAGTTAGAATTGCGTGGGCTCCTGAAGGTATGCCTACTTTTAAAATAACTGATGATTTAGTTTTTTTGAGAGTTGTAGAAATTGATAGCCCTATAAATAGGCTCAGGAATATAACTTATAATCCTCCTGCAACTTTAACCGGAAAACAAGTAACAGAATATACAAGAGTTATAGAAGCTCACTGGACTTTTTATGGACCTAACGGATTTGAAAGAGCTGATTTAATAAGACATTCAATTTTTCTTGATACATATAAATATATGTTTAATAGTAATAATTTATATTTAATAACTGATGTTCAAGCTCCAATAAGAACACCAGAAGAGTTTATGTCTCAATGGTGGTCAAGAACAGATTTTATAGCCACTTTTAATGAATATGTAAAACGTGAAGATGATATTGAATACTTACAAACCGCAGATATAACAATAGTTACTGACTCAGATTATGAACAAACTATAGATATAACAGAGTAAAAGGAGAAACAAAAATGACTTTATCCTTAACCGATGACGTTAATGTCATTATTAATTTATCACCTATAGCAACGCCAAGAAATGCTTTTGATCTTGGGCTTATAGTAGGACCTACTGATGTAATAACTACTGAAGATAGAGTTCAGGAATATACTAATGTCGATGATATGCTCACCGATGGATTCACAGCCACTGACCCTGAATATTTAGCAGCATTATTATATTTTGCTCAAAGTCCTCAACCTACAAAAGTTTTGATAGGCAGACAGGATGCAGACTCCTCAGGTGGAGGGGAATCATTATTAGAAGCAATTCAAGCTTGTAGAATTATAAATGGCGAATGGTATCCTGTTTTCCCTTGCGATGCTACTAAAGCAGATATTGAAGAAATAGCTTTATATGTCGAAACTGCTGTCCCTTCAACAGTTTTATTTGCTTTAACTTCAGATGCTGAGGTATTAGCAAATACGGCAGGAAATATAGCAAAAACCTTAACAGCCGCTAACTATAGAAGAACATTATTACAATATTCAACA